TAAACACATTTCTTCCAGTCTTGTCGCATTATCTATAGTAATATGTTTATAGAAACTATGTCCAACTTCGTTATTCTTAGCTCTAATGGCTTGAGCAATTTCACCTAAATCATTTACTGTTCTTGCCTGCACTGCAAGAGCATCTATAAATGTTGATCCACCCTCTAAGTCTATTATAAGATTGCTTTCAAGTTGGGCTAATGCAGATGTTTTCCCTGCTTTTGGTCTACCATATATGATTAAAAATGATGGGTTAGTTGAACTTGCTGGAACTTTTTGTGTAGGTAATTCTATCATGGCTCGATGGCTCTATTTGTTTATATTATAAGTTAATATTAATCTTCAAATCATCAATATTGGTATAAATGTCAATAATGGTCTTCTTCTTAGAAGCATCAAGATCTTGAATAAATATATCTGAATCAAAGTCTTTATACTTATAAAGATCAAAACCTATTTGAATTTCATCATCATAGAAGATAATAGGGGTACCGTCTATTAGATAATAAGTCTTACCAATAATGAACTTAAGCTTATTCTTCTTAGGCTCTTTATAATTAGCCAAGAACTTAGCAGCCTTTATGAACTCAGAGGTATTGTCCTTCAGTTGACCGCTATCTATAATACACGTAGTTGCTTTTGGAGTTTCAAACAAATAACCATTCTTATTTACCACATCAGAAATGATAATATCATCAATGATCTTAGAATAATCTGTAGGTATAAAAAACATGCCATTAGACTTCTTATTCAACTCACTTGTATTAAAATTATATGTTTTCATATATTCAGCCTTATATTTAATTTAACAATAGATGCAATTACGCTTCAACTAAGTTATTAAACATGAGTTCGTTCTCGAATTCAAGAATACAAGGTTTTCCTGCATCTCTATTCTTTAACATGTGCATATAAACCTTGTTTGTAGTAGGTAAATGACTTGGTCCGTACTCTTGTATGTTTAATATCTCTGGTCGATGTATTACAAGCACATAATCACTTGCCTGAAATATTGCATCCGATGAAGATAAATCGCTTCGCATAGGATAGTGCGAAAGAGGGTTGTTTATCCTTTCAGGAGACTCTATGTTTCTATTCATTTGCGCTAATTGTATTACAGAAGTCATAGGTAACTTTTTAACTTGTATAAATACTCGTTCAAGCTCACTGATGGTTTCTATAACACTGCCTATTTGTTTAGTTAATAGCGCATGATCATAGATTATGATAAAATGTTTATGTTTATTTTTAACATATTTATCATAAAAGGTTCTTATAATATTGTCTACTTGCGTAGGAGTACCTGGTGTATCTACAAAATATACTGGATATTCCTTTAGCTGATTGGAGACATTAATGACTTTTCTGAAGGTATCGTCATCAAGGTCCGTTTCCGAACTATACAAAGCAGAAGTCGTTTTCCTAAGCTTATTAGAAAGCGTTCTTCCGATTTGCCTAAATCCAACCATCTCTAAAGAGAAGGTGAGCACTATTATATCCTCATTAGGGTTTAAATCAATTATATCTGTCTGAATTAAATTAGCTATGCTGCTTTTACCGCTTCCTGAAATGCCTGCAATAGTATAAACAGTATTTGGTTCTATTCCGCCCATGCATTGCTTGTTAAACTTTTTCCATCTTGTTTTTAATGATGTTATATTATGTTCACGTCTTCCAGCAATATAGCTTATAGCTTCTTGGGTTACAACAGACATTGGTTTTATTAAATTACAATAATTCTGTTCCATAACTATTTGCATTTTGTGTATCTTGTGTATCTTGCATTTCTTCCTCAATTTCTTCCCATTGATGGTCAATTAGCCATCTCCACATCGTTTTCATATAACTAAGCTTTCCAGTTCTGGCTTTTTTATCAAGTTCAAACTTCAGACATTTAATCAAATGTTCTTTCATTGCTATACTTTTACCAGTTGTAACATCAAAGAAATGACGACATTTATTTATATTGGCTCTAAGATAACTTTTAGAACCATCTGGTCGTAAAACATATGTTGGGTATATATCGTAAAATAGATCGAAATAGTCTTTATCAGGTGCTATTTTTTGTTTTAATAAATCTGTTTCTTGATATATCTTTGAATTACTTTTCTCTATCAAAGTAATTAGTCCTTGAGAAATTAAGTATGATATTTCGTCGTCGCTTATAAGGCTGACAATCTTGCGAACGTCTTGATTAGGAATTTGATTCTTATTCAATACCATACTCAGGAATAATAATTGATTTAAGTTTATGTTTGGTGCTGCATTTAGCAGCTTTGTTTCTACTTCAATAATCATCTCTTATACTCTTTGGTTAACAAGCTGGTTACTAAAACAGCTCCAATTGTTGATGTACAAATTCGGCTATTATTTTATTAGCTTCACCAATATAATATTGGTAATTTATATGTCTATCTTCAATTGGTTTTTGATCAAATTTATTTAAAATAGTTACTCCAGATTTTACTAACATGTTATTAATTTGACCTTCTGGATTTATTTTAAATAAATAGTAATCGTTCGTCGATGCGTAAAATCTATTTATTCGTTGCACCGGAGTTTCACCATGTACGACTTTAAATTTTTTATCTACACGTTGGTACATTAAGAAATCATTAATGTTTTTACAATTTCTAATATATTCACTTGTAGATTGTTTTGTTAAGAAATAATTTATTACGGCTTTTGGTATAATGGTTGGTGCTAAGCCCTTACCCAATCTTGGTTCTGTAATAAACATCCCTTTCTTTTCTATCAGTTTAGGGTCGTGTGATTGTGAATACCCTTTTTCGACACCAATATAGTCATTTATAGCGTACTGATAGAACGCTTCATAGTCATCGGACTCAAAACTAAGTTGTGACAATTGCTCAACTTCATTTATGGCATTTTGTACCAATTGATGTTGTGTCTTTTTAGCAATGTACATTACACCGTCGGTATTAACCTGCACAATCTTACAGTTTAATTCCAACAAACGATCCACTAACATTAATAATACTAATTGACCATTAATGCGTATTTTAAAGACACTGAATGGATCGTACATCCAACTTGTTTCTTGCTGCATTTTCCCGGTAACAGAATTTAAAGTTAACTTTAGAGCTAAGTTCTTTAATTTCTGTCCACTATGTTTCGCTTCTATTCGCTCTTTGTATATTTGCGAATATACTTTCCAAAACTCTTCTCCAAGATGACGAGGAATCCATTTATATTTTATTATAAATGAGGGATACATTGACGCAACGTCACTGTGTCCTATATATTCAGTCTCATCTGGAACGAAAATCTTTGGTGTATGTAAAGAATGTATTCCTCCTACACCAACAGAATAGCGTACGTTTGAGAGAACAAACTTCTTCTCATAGCCTTTGCGTTCTTTAGAATATACTGTTTGGCTCTTCATATCCTTAAGAACGTCTTGTAATATTGGATTTTCATATTGTACAAACGGTAATATGACATCTTTTAATGGAATATAATCCATCGGTGAACGCAATGATTTAACATATTGTTCACTGAGGTTTGTTTGCTCACAATATTTTTTGAGCAATAGCGTCTCTCCGAATTTAACACTGTCCATAGAAAGCGCATCTATACCGTATTCTTGTTCTATAAATAAACGTAGTTGTACATCATCCTTTAAACGATTTAATAATTCTGTTGTGGATTCTACATCATTTATGTTATATGCTATCATATCATCAATGTTGCTATCAAGTAATGGTTGATCAAAATCTCCATCATATTCTTCAACATTTTTATAGTTCATAGTTACTTGCATTTCTTTAAGTCCTACTCGTAATTTTGAACTAAATAGCATTGTAAGTAAATCCATAGAGTAGAAATACTTTGCGTATTTCCATCGTTTGAATTTACTTGTATCACCTTCTTCTGACGTAATTATTGTTTGTGAAAGATTAAACAAAGATTTACATATCGTAAGATATGACAAACTATCTAATTTATAATAATAATCTATCATATAATTTATAATAACATCATCAT